ACGAGCGATCCTGGCTGCTTTGGCCTCGATCACCTTCTTGATGGAGTCCTGGTGGCCTTGGCAAGCCTCGTAGGCCTGTTTGTAGACCGTCTGAAGCTCTTCCCCGGTCACAGTGGCCTCGATAGCTGCAAGCCAATCTGTAATGTCAGGCGCATCACCCTCGGGCAGATCTTCCCCGGCGTAGATGTAAAGACCCAAGCCATGTAAGCTAAGAGCTTTAGTCATGCAGCGCATGATGGCCGTATTGACCGCAAACGCATCTGGGTTAGGTATAGCCTTGTTGCGGTGATCCATAACTGGAAGCTGGCAGGTCATTGCCTTGCCAAAGATCGTCACAGTGACCCAAACCAGCGCAGTGCCTCCTGGCAGGGTCATGAACGGCTCTTCGGTGTACTGATCTCGCTTGAACGTCTCCACCTTGAAGGTGGCGGTTGGATCAGCCTTCAGTGCTTCTGCCCAGGCCCATGCCCACGATAAGTAGGTCAGGTTGGACTTCTTCTCGGTATGCTCGTTGACGTTAGTCTTGAGCAGATTCTCGATACTCATCTTTTCTCCTTGAAAGACCCCGGCGGGATTGCTAGGGCATGGGGTGGATTGTACAGTTCTCTTAACGCCACACAAGACTTTTTCATAGGGACTTACCCTAGCCTGTGTTGATGCGGGATCATGGGCGATTTTTTTCAAAGTGTTTCCAAGCTCTCCAGGTGTTTACCTCACACTCGTAAGGCCAAATTGCAATTCCGGTCACGGCAGCTTGTTTAGTCCTGAGCTTGCGTATAGCCTTCATGTAGATCTGACGCGCCCGTTCTGTAGTGCAATCCAACTGATCGCCAACATCGCGGAAAGTCTCGTTTTCGAGCACCACGAGGCGCACCACAAAATCCTCGCGCTCAGTCAGAGGGATAGCCTCCAGCAACTTGACAACAAGATCATGCTTCTCAATGGCCTCTGTGTCAGTCTGATGCTCCCATGACCATCCATGCCTTGGAAGCTCTGGTAACTCAGAATCTCGGCTGTACCAAATCGCTTTGACTTCGTGCGGCAAGGTGTCTGTCATCAGCTTGCCGTAGTAGGGTGTTGCTTTTCCTCTCATGCTGTTTATTGTATAGATTGCTATCCAGTAAGGCCGTTTAAGTCTATCCCTGGCCCCGGATCCTCCCGGGGTTCCACTACCGGGGATAGAACTTAAGCGGCTTTTTTGTTTTCCGAAGACAACCGTCAGGGCGCGTTAGCTGATGGTCTGCATGGACTGAACCCGAGAAACACCGCACACCGACACACCCCGGTGCAAAAGGCGACCAGCGTTGATTGACCGACTGGTAAAGCGTGAGGGACACGGTGGAACAAGACCTCTCGTATAAGCGAATCAATCCGTCAGGCGCACTTGGGCTGATGACTGCTTTTTTGGTTTAATTAAGATGAATTGCGGTAGCAGATCGAAAGCTGGAGCGGGAGGATCGTAGTTATCCACCCTTGGGGAACCTATGGAAGAAAGGAAAGCAATGTTTGAGAGTGGATTCGACAGATTCTGGGCAGCATGGCCCAAGTCATTCAGAAAAGGCGGCAAAGCAGCCTGCCTAGCCAAGTGGAAGAAGACCTATTGTGAGACGTGTGCAGATCAGATCATCAAACACGTTGAGTGGATGAAAACAACCGATCAGTGGCGAAAAGACAACGGTGCATTCATCCCAGCACCACTTGTTTACTTAAATCAGCAGCGTTGGGATGGGGCTGAGATTCCAGAAATCAAAAAGCCCCTCACAATGGAGCAAGAGTACCAACAGCGTATTGCCAACACAGTCCCGATGCCTGACCATATCCGGGAGCGGCTGGCTCAGATCAGGCGGGGCGTATGAGCGCAAACCAAACCCAGGTCGGAGGCACACACTACACGGCCAAAGCGATCCAGCCTTGGGAGGCAATGCAGGCCTGGATGACCGAGGAGGAGTTTTCGGGATTCCTGCGCGGCAATGCCATCAAGTATTTGGTTCGGTACAAGGACAAGGGCGGCGTAGAAGACCTACGCAAGGCCCGGCACTACTTGGATAAACTCATTGAGATGAACGTAAAACCATGACCCATGAGCAAGCCCAAAAAATCCTTGACAAAGTCCGCGAGGGTGTTGCCTACCCGGCCAGTATTGTGGATTTCGCCCTATTCCTCACCGGAGACCTTGATGCACATGAGGCGCACGGAAGCGAGGGAATGGGTAGAGCGGTACAAACGCAAAGCCAGACAAGTTGGGGCAGAGCAGGCCAGGATTTGGTGGAGCGTAATTATCTCGGCCATTGAGCGCAAACGGGGCCTGGATGCTGCAACCGAACTACGGCGGCTGATGAACGAGGAGCGTAAAAAGTGACTTTCATGGTTCAGTTCCCGATTGACGCAACCCCAGTACCAAAGGGCAGGAAAGTTTTCCAAGATCGGTGGCTTTGTCCGAACCTACACGCCCAGGAAAACCAGCGACTATGAAACGATAGTCCGGGCAACCGCCAAGCAGGCAATGGGGCCAACTGAAGTGCTAGAAACGCCCGTGGCAGTCTATCTGTACATTAGGCTACCTATCCCTAAGTCCTACCCTAAAAAGCGCCTGGAGGCCTGTTTAAGGGGCTTGGAGAGGCCAACCAAGAAACCCGATATCGACAACCTTGCCAAATCGGTGCTGGATGGGCTGAATGGGGTAGTTTATGTTGATGATGGCCAAATCGTGAGCCTCCATGTGACCAAGGTCTACTCATCCGCGCCTGGGGTTGATGTGCTAATCAAGGAAGAGTTGCCATGAACCATGTAGCAAATTGGAAACATCAATACCTAAAGCCTGGGCAGATAACCGCCGTCTACCCTGTCACTGGTGAGCCATTTATCGGCAGGGTTGATCGCGTGCGGAAAAACAAGTACGGGCGCGTTTCCTATGAAGTAAACGGGCGCATGGTGATGGCTGAGGAATTGTTCCCGGGTCAACAGCAGGAAAAGCTCAAGATACCTTACACGGCAAACTTGTAAACAGCCTATCAACAAAAACGGCCCCGTAGGGCCATTCTTACCGCTTGCCTAGGATGATCCTAAGCAGCAGCGCTAGTCCAGCATAGAGCATGCAGCCACCTCAATTTGTTCGATGATTTGAGGGTCTAGGACAGGCAGGATATCCAGCCCGTGTACCTTTGCTGACATTAGGTAGGCTACTGGAGGCCATGCTGGGCCACAAGTTGGTGACTCTGGATCAGTGTTTGCGGGTTCGCCTGGGTCATATTCCAATTCGCAATCTAGTTCGATTCCTGACCCTGCGGAATAGGTGTGCTGAATGGTTCGCACTTCAGGCCCTCCAGACGAGCAGGTCGGCAAACAACACGGCAATGGCCAGCAAGTAGACGATTCCGAGAATGATTCTTTGAGCCATAGTGTCCTCCATTAGTGCAAAGCATACGAAACGATACCATCCGTCCAGCACAGACGGCAATCCCGGCATTCCCCATTTTGAGCGGGTGCATTGCAGGATTGGCCATGTACCGGCTTGCCTGATGTATGCACATTGGATGCAGTGATTCCAGGGATGCCCTGCAAACTAGCAGGCAGTTTTACAGGCTGATCTGGATACATGGCTGACAGACGGATTGTCAGATTAGCAGGGATAGACCCATGCTTGGCAATGTAGTCCTTAACAATGCCATATTCCCGTGTGGGCAACCAATGCTGGCAATCGGGTGTTGCATTGCAGACGCTAGCGATTAGTTCCAGATGAGCCAGACCCTGGATGTCTCCGCTATCGTGCCAGCGAAAATATGAATCATGGCCAATGTGAGCCACCATGCCAGACACCCAGGCTTCAGCATGGTCTGTGCTATCCATTGCGAGCCAGACGCTATCCAGACGGGCAAATTGGGCAGGCTTGATCGTCTTAGCGTACATGGCATAGTTGCCCTTGTCCGCGTAGCAGTTGGCACAGATTGAGCCTGCTATCTTGGCCATGCGGAACCCTGTTTGGCAGGATTCAGTAGGCAGGGAGAATGAGCGGCATGGCATTTTGGTTGTCTGGGTGACAGACCCGCAGACCGCAGTAGCAGCTGCTTTAGTGATCGGAATGATTCGCATACGAAATGCTCCAAATAGACCCCGAAGGGCATTAGTGCAACAGCGCACCACATAGCACCCAGTGGATGCTATAGGGTAGGCTGTTAGGCTGATTCAAAAATGAAGTGTGATGGATAGTAGCCAGCCAGGGCTTGACGACTGGGCGTCCAAAACTGGGCTACTTTGGCAAGCTCGCGCACTTTCTCAGCGCCGACTCTGTAGGCTTTGCCCTGATAGACTTTGGGCTTAGTCAGTTTCTTATCGAAGCAGTCAGCCCCGACAATCGAGCCGTCCCCAAGTCGGACGCAGTGCTTGAGGGCACGGCCGCAGTGCTGGCAATAGCCCTCTTGTTCATACCCGACAATTGCGATTGTTGTCATGATGTTTCCTTAATAGACCCTGAGGGATTGAGTGCCCCGAAGGGCACGGGATTGATTAGGCTGAGTGACGCTCCAGGTAAGAGACCAGTTTCTCTGCCGTCTCAAAATCGTCACGCTTGTCACCCCAGGCGACAACATGGACACCACGCTTGGTAGTGCCAAAGTAGCGCCCAATGTCCGAACCATTGGTGACATAGTCCATAGGCTTGACGAAATAGGCCAGGGCCTTGGCGCTGAGTGTGGTGATGTTTTGCATGATGCTTCCTTAAGAGACCCCGTGCGATGTGCTAGGGCATGAGGGTATTGTATAGGCAT